CAGAAACTAAAAAAATTACCTTTAACGCAGTTTAAAAAAATCTTTGTTCATTATAAATGTTTACCCTCAATCGTGTCAACCGTAACGCCCTCACCATGATTGTGATTCTTCTTCTGATCATCTCGGCCCTCGCCGCCTTTAAGAACAGTACCATGAGCAAGTACCAACCCAGACCAATCACGACCAAGACGGTCAGTGATCAGTCCATCTTCGATCTTCCCGTTAACCTCGATTGCACCGCGGGCTCTGGTAAGAAGGACAGCCCTTACTCGAAGGGTTTAACTCCAGGAGGTGTGTGTGGTGCCCAAAAGCTCGTGTCCGACCAAGCCGGGTACGACATCACGGGTGGGATTGGTGGATCTTTAATCTAAGCTAATGATATATGGCGCTCATCACAGCTCCTACACAGTTGATTCCCGATCTTCAACACGAATACCACACTGTCACCATCGATTCGATCGGACAGTCGAGTGCGAACACGTTCACGTGTCATCTTCAGCAACCCCTGAAGAATGTTGTTCAGGCTCGGCTTCTCGGTGCCCGAATCAACACGACGGCGGATACCGAACACTGTTACATCTCCATCGAGGAACTGGACAGTATCTTTTCGGAGCGTGCGTCGAACGAACCGAATGGTCAAGCGAGTGCTAGTATTCTCCGAAACTCTTTCGCGAGTATCGTGACGAGTGATGATTCCGGAATCATCAGTTTCAAGGATAACTACCCTCTCGCGACACAATACACAAACCCCATTCGTAGCATCGATCGTTTTACTGTTAATATTCGTAACCAAGATGGCACGCTCGTCGCCCCTTCGAGTCCTGCCAAAGATAATTATTTGATTATTCGTTTCGTGTGTAGAAAACCCAATTTGTAATTTTCTCCCGTTAAAGTAGTATTACCATGTCCGCCGGTATTGTTCAATTGATCGCGATAGGTGCCCAGGATGAGTATATCATGGGTAATCCCGAAATTTCGTTTTTCAGTTCAACATTCAAACGACATGCTAATTTTTCACAATCCATCGAAAAGCAAACGATACATGGAGCGGTGAAAAACAATTCTATGTCCAGCGTTCAATTTGAACGTTCTGGAGATCTTTTAGGTTATGTTTATTTTACAATCGATAATACAGCTCAGGCGCTCGACATACAGCGATGGGACACCATCATCGATAAAGTCGAACTGTACATAGGTGGGTCTCTCGTAGATTCTCAAGATGCGATTTTTACTGAAAAGATCGCCGTCGATACGTTCGCACAAAATGTCTCCAAGAGTTCGAACGGTACACATCCGGGTGTGAGTGCGCGTTCCTATTTCTATCCTCTACGCTTCTTCTTCTGCGAGGGACCTCAGTGCGCTCTCCCCCTCGTCGCACTCAATTACCATAACGTCGAGATTCGTATTCATTGGGCATCCGCTGCGTCTAATTATAACGTCGAGTGTTTCGCCAATTATTATTATCTCGATAACGAAGAACGTGGAAACATCGCTTCGCGCAAACACGATCTGTTGATTACCCAAGTCCAAAAGAATATCGCATCCGGTGAATTGATTCAAGATTTAACCTTTAATCACCCCGTGAAGTATCTCGCGTCATCTGATACGACGACGGATGGTGCACTCACGTCACCCACGAACAAAGTCAAATTGAACATTAATGGTCTCGATGTGAGTAATTACCAATGGGGAAAACCACATTATATCGATGTCATGAATTACTACCACACAAATTTTGTCACATCCCCCGATTTTTTCCTGTATTGCTTTTGCCTCTCCACGAGTTCTCTCCAACCTACGGGTACACTTAATTTCAGTCGCCTTTCTTCAGCCAAGATCATGAGTCAAGACTTACCTATCAATGACCCTATATATGCGGTCAACTATAACATATTACGTATCGAGAATGGTATGGCGGGCCTTCTCTACGCGAATTAAAATACTATTCTATATTAAATGGTCAAGAACTTGCCGACGGTGGAACGTTCCACCAAGATTAGGTTCGGTAAAAATTGTACCGACGACCAGGCGGAAAATACGATCGTGTTCAACGCGAGTGATGAACAGCTTGATATACCCTTCTCAGATTCTGTGTACATGACACCCCTTCGTCTACGCACAGACCTCTCGGATCGAAAGATTACCGTCTTGGCGTATAACCAAGTCACGAAAGAGGTTATGGATTCTGGTGCAGTCGCCGAGGATATTCTCAATTTCTCACTCGAAGCGGCTGTGATTAACGGTAATGTTACCGGGAACACAGTATCATTCAACGACGCGGTCACTTCCGTCACGACCCTCTCTAATGTTGGTGTAGCGAATGGAAATCCCGTTCACACACTCGATGTGGGTTCGACATTTAATGTAGACACCGAAGGTTCAAACCTTCTCACTGTGTTGGGAAACACATACATGCAAAACAACTTGGTGGTGGATGGGAACATGCGCGTGAACGGTGCACTCACGACCGTGAATACAGTGAACACGATCGTGAAAGATCCCATCATCGAACTCGGAAAAGAAAACGTCTCTTCAGATCTTGGAATTATCATGTACCGCCCGAATGCTAACGTGGCTGTGGGGTTCCGGGAAGGACCGGATGAGTTGGTGTTCGCGTATACCGACAGTAGTTCGTATGGATCCACCATCAATCCTAAAACATCCGATTCACTCGATGTTCGCGTGTACGGTCGAGTTCTCACAGAGTCCAACGTGGGTATTTTGACTACGACACCCACACACTCCCTCGACGTCGGTTCGAACCTTTTCGTGGATGAATTCGGGTCGAATGTTCTGTACGTCACTGGGAACACACACACGACAGATATTCTTTCGATTGGAAACAAGGTGGGCATCAAAGAAACAGATCCCGATGCGGAATTACATGTGGAAGGAAATGTGTACGTGTCCTCGAACTTGACCGTCGATGAGAACACGTTCCATGTGGACGCGACGGCACACGCCGTTGGAATCGAGACGAAGGAACCGGATGCTAATCTTCATGTCGTCGGTAACGTGTACGTGAGCTCGAACTTGACTGTTGACGAAAATACGTTCCATGTAGACTCTACGGCACACGCCGTCGGAATCGAGACCAAAGAGCCAGATGCCAATCTTCATGTCGTCGGTAACGTGTACACATCGGGGGATCTAACTGTTGACGAAAACACGTTCCATGTCGATGCGACTGCACACGCCGTCGGAATCGAGACGAAGGAACCACATGCTAATTTACATGTGGTTGGTAATGTGTACACATCGGGGGATCTGACTGTTGACGAAAACACGTTCCATGTGGATGCAGAGTACAACTCCGTTGGAGTTGGGACCAAAGAACCGGATGCCAATCTTCACGTCGTGGGTAATGTCTATGTGACGAGTGATCTCACGGTGGACGAGAACACGTTCCACGTCGATGCGGTGAACCACGCTGTCGGAATTGAAACGAAGTCGCCTGATGCGAACCTTCATGTCGTGGGTAACGTTTATGTGACCGATGATCTCACGGTCGCCACCGATGCGCTTCACGTTGAAGCCTCGACGGAACGTGTGGGTATCAAAACAAAAAGCCCCGATGCGGAACTCCATGTGGTCGGAAACGTCTACGTCGCGACAGAGTTCACGGTTGACGATGATACGTTCCATGTGGATGCGGTGAATCACGCCGTCGGCATAGAGACCAAGTCTCCGGACGCGAACCTTCATGTGGTGGGTAACGTCTATGTATCAGATGATCTCACAGTAGCTACAGACGCACTCCACGTCGAAGCCTCGACGGAGCGCGTGGGTATCAAAACAAAAAGCCCCGATGCGGAACTTCACGTGGTTGGGAACGTGTACACATCTGGGGACCTGACTGTAGATGAAAACACGTTCCATGTGGACGTGGAGTACAAGTCCATAGGACTTGGGACAGTGAACCCGAACGCGAACCTCCACGTGATCGGGAACGTGTACACGTCTGGGGATCTCACCGTCGACGAAAACACGTTCCACGTCGATGCGGTGAACCACGCCGTCGGAATTGAGACGAAAGAGCCGGATGCGAATCTTCACGTCGTGGGGAACGTGTACGTGTCCGATGATTTAACTGTCGCTACGGACGCGCTTCACGTCGAAGCGAGTACACAATCCGTCGGTGTCGGGATCAAGGTTCCGGATGCGAAACTTCACGTGGCTGGAAATGTCTACGTGTCTGATGATCTGACCGTCGACGAGAATACGTTCCATGTTGATGCTGGACGACACGCCGTTGGAATTGAGACCAAGGAGCCCGACGCAAATCTTCATGTGGTTGGGAATGTCTACGTTTCCGGGGACCTCACTGTTGATGAAAATACGTTCCATGTCGATGCGGTGAACCACGCCGTTGGAATTGAGACCAAGTCACCAGATGCGAACCTCCATGTGGTTGGTAACGTCTATGTGTCTTCGAACCTGACTGTGGATACAGACACTCTCCACGTAGATGCCGAGACGAGTCGCGTGGGTCTCGGTACGAAAGCACCCGCGTACCTCCTCGATGTTCACGGTACATCCAACGTGGGTGCGCTCACGGCGGTTTCCGGAAGGGTCGCGACCGACCTGATCGTGGATCAACATATCGGTATTAACACGTTGACCCCATCCACAGAACTTCACATCGAAGGGAACGCGTACGTGTCTTCCAATATCCAAGCCTCAGCCTATTTCGGTGACGGTGGTCTTCTTTCCAACGTGAATCTCCAGGTCGTTTCCGATCACGGAAACGCGACGTCGAACACGATTCAGTTTACAAACCCGACGACCGCTTTGGCGACGGATCTCACGTCGAACGTCGATGTGAAACTCGATCAGCTCTCTAATGTTTCGATCACGGACCTCGCGGCCGACCAGATTCTCGTGTACGATGATTCCGGAAAATGGGTCAACGAATTCCCACTTCACAATTATATCAAGATTCGTAACGCCGAAAACGGAATCACGATGGTATCGGGTAATACCATATACATCGAAAGTTTCCATAACCAGAACGTGGTGAACGCCAAACTCGCGAAAGCTAATTCTCCCTCGACCATGCCTTCTATCGGTATCGTCTACGACGCTTCTCTCGCACCGGGTGTAGAAGGTGTCGCCGTCGCGTACGGTAAGGTGAATCAGATGAATACGTTGGCATTCAACGAAGGTGAGACCCTTTACGTGAGTAACACCTACGCGGGTGTTTTATCGAACGTCAAGCCCTACGGCACAGACCCCGATCTCATTCAAAATATTGGTGTGGTAACCAGGAAAGACAATCATTCTGGTGCCATTTTTGTCACGGGTGTCGGTCGCGCCAACGATATTCCGAACGCTCCCATCGTCGCCGATGAGACGGATATCAATTATGTGTACGTGAACAATGAAAATAACGATCTCAAAAAGATTTTACCCACTAATTTATTGACACAACTTCAAACGTTCGAACAGGTTTCCGCCGCCGGAAACACAGTTTCGAATGTCATGGAGTTTAATAATGTGACTACAGGTCTCGTAACTGTCGCCAACGTCGAAGTAGGATCGAACATCTCAGTCGTCGGTATCTCAGATCCTAACAACAAGTACCTCCCAATGGTAGGGACTGATGGATTCTTTGAAAAGTCTCCCGTATATGTGACCGATACTGGTAAGTATGTCATCTCTGCGAGTGAGGCGGAGTTTTTAGGTAACATCACGTTAAGTGGTAACACTACTATTCTCAGCTCCGAATCCGTGACCATCTCGGATCGCATTTTCGGTGTCGGTGCAAACAATAGCGCGACGGGACTGGACAGTGGTTTCATGATTGAACATCAACATGGTGTAGGTGATTATGCGAATGTAGCGCTGATACACCATGCAGTTGACCACCGTTTCGCGATTGGGTACACACAAAATACATTCTCCGATGATCACATTTTATATTACCAGTATCCAAATAGAAATCTTTTACTCGATATTCAGGGGAATCTACTTGTTCAAAACGCATTAACGGTTACTCAAACATCTGCGTTTGGTGGGGCCGCGACATTCGCGAACGATCTCACTGTCGGTGCCGCCTCCAACCTTTTCGTGGACGTGAGTACTTCGAGGGTGGGTATCAACGAAGCTTCCCCTTCGACGTCTCTCGATGTGGGGGGTGACGTGAACATTCAAAGTGTGGTCAGTGCCACATCTAAAACCTCTGGGGCCCTCGTGGTCGCGGGTGGTGTCGGTGTCGGGGGAGACGTCTACGCCTCGAACGCCGTTCTCTCGGGTGATTTCACTGTGGATACGGATACATTGATCGTAAACTCGACGACAGATCGCGTCAACATCAAGGCACTCGATGTTGCAGGTGACGCCATCGTGGCGGACGATTTCACTGTGGATACGAACACGTTACACGTGGACTCGGTGACAGATCGTGTGGGTGTCGGAACACTGGGTCCCGATGCCAAACTCCACGTGGTTGGGAACGCGTACGTGTCGAGTGATGTGACTGTGGATGGTACCACGTTCCACGTGGATGCGGGTACCCATTCCATCGGTGTTGGGACTGTAACACCTGAAGCTAATCTCCACGTCGCGGGTAACGCGTACATCTTGAATGAAATCACGATGAATAGTACGGTCGACGTACAGGATGCGACCGAAGCGTTTTCGACCACGACGGGAGCCGTGACCATCGCGGGTGGTCTCGGTGTCGTCGGGAACGTCCACGCGGCGCAGTATCACGGTGATGGCTCTAAGTTGAGAGGTCTCGTGACCACTCTCGAGGATGTCGCCGATAACGGAAACACCATGTCTAATACCATCCAGTTTACGAATACGACTACATCGTTCGTGACGGAAGGAAACGTCGGCATCTCGAACACTGCACCAGAACACGATCTGAGTATCGGTTCGAATCTGTTCGTCGAGGACGTGGGATCCAATGTGATTCACGCGACTGGAAACATCTACGCGACCCGGTTCATCGGTGACGGTTCGTTCCTTGAAAATATCGCCTCGAGTCTCCAACAAATTACCGATAACGGAAGCGAAACGACGAATACCGTCGAGTTCCAAAACACGGGAACGTCTCTGATCACTTTCGGAAACGTCGGTGTCGCCAACACGACACCAGGTCACGATCTGAGTGTCGGTTCAAATCTGTTCGTCGAGGACGTGGGCTCGAACGTCGTACACGTGACTGGGAACATCTACGCGACCCGGTTCATCGGTGACGGTTCGTTCCTCGAAAATATCGCCTCGAGTCTCCAACAAATTACCGATAACGGGAACGTGACTTCAAACACGGTCATCTTTGAAAATGAGACGACAGGTCTCGTGACGGATGGAAAGGTGGGTGTTTCGACCAGGTCTCCCGATGCGAATCTTCACGTGGTCGGGAACGTGTACATGAGTGATGTTGTAACCCTCGCGAGTGGGTTGGTCACGAACAGGGATCAGGTCAGTAAAAAGACATACGCATATTCGGGAACGATCACGAGTGGAACACAACCGTACATTAACGTGAACTTTACGTCGGATATCTTTTACTCGAAGATTTCCGCACAATTGGTCGATGGAAACGAAGAGTTGAGTACGGCGATCCTCGAAGTTTCCGGAGGATCTAAGAATGGTGCGACGCCCACGAAGAATATATCTTTCGGGACGAAGAACGTGTTCGGTGATCCAGATAATCCCAATCCATGGAACGAGGATATGATTACTACAGGGAACCGTGTTGCTCTACGACCACTAGGAACTTTGAGCACGACCGGTGAATATCACCTGTTCATCGAGTACACGTCACCATCCGCAGACGGTGGGGTCACGACCATCGACAAAGACACGACGAGTGAGATTACGTTCGGGTACTAATAAGATTTTCTCCGGTACTAATAAATGGTACGGACGAATCTCCAAGAATTCGCTGGAGATGTCCACGTTTTGAGTAATTTAC